AGGCCAGGTTCGATGATCATCTTCTCGATGAAGATCTCGTTGGCACCCGTGCTGTCATTGGTACGCTGGAGGATCAGGTACAGGCTGGTGTCTATCCAGCCAATATCGAGAATCGTGGCCCCCTCCAGGACGTACCGGCTCCATGAACTCTGTAGCTTTTCGTCTTTCCCTACCATGTACTTGTAGACGTAGATCGCATCAGGGTCGCCATCGGCCCTTACTATCAAGATGTTGTCGTGGGTCGAGCCGGCGAGTGTGACGATATTGCCGGGGATGTAGGTGGGGCAATGCGCCGTGATGTCCAGGGCGTCGTGCATCTCGTCCTTGATGACCTGATACCACTCGCGTACACCTGAGAATGCCTCTCTCTTTTCAGCAAAGAAAATAGATCTTCCCGTGGTGACGGGGCGAACCAGGGGGCTGTTCTCGAATTCCGTGGAATACTCGATAGTCGTGGTTTTGGGTGAGAGAATCTCATCGCCGGCTAGGATGAATTGCGATGTGTCGGTGAACAAGATCAGGGAAGACTGGAACGGGATAGCGTAGTTCGCCTTGGCCACGCTGGTGTGGGCGATACCTACGTCGATGGGATCGGAGTCGAGGAGTTGGACGATCTTCGTTCGCCAGAACGTGTCGTACTCTCCGGTTGCCGACATGATGACATTGTCGTCAGCCAAGAAGCCGATCCGGTTCTTGAAGAAGAAAATGTCTTTGATCTTCTCGCCAATGAAGGAGGGCTGGGGATTAGTGTCGGCATCACCAACCCCCATGTCTGCCCACGTTTCCTCTACGAAGGCGAAGTCGCCATCACTTCTACGGATCAGCTTGTGGGGCATGGTAGCCTTGTCGAACCTGTTGGGGATGGCAGAAGCTGTTGTTTCTTGCCAAACGCCATCAGACATGGCTTCGATGTCGGTGACATCGGCACCGGATTGGCGTTCGGCTTGATAGGCGTCATCGTCAGCCACGGCCTGGTTAACCGAGAACTCGACATAGTATTCGTCATCTACCCCGGACTCCTCGTCTCCTACGACCTTGATCTGCATTCCATTAGGCGCCTTGGTTGGCAGGTCAGCTAGTATCTGGACCTGCCCCTTGATGACCGTGAGCGCCTCATCACCTGAGTCATCAGCAACGGAAATATCAAAGTCGGCTTCATCCTCCCGGTAGATGTGGATCACCGGGCCAGTCTGTTTCACTACCCAGCCGTTGTAGCCGCCGGCTCCTGTCATTGTCCCGTTTGTGGGCCGAACGCTGGCTCCTCCATCCAATCCTGTTCCGTTGTTATTGACCCCTTCGGTGCCTACGACGCCCCCGGTTCCCCACACGGCATTAGCTGCCGCCTCTTGGTAATTGGAAATCGGATGCATTGTTGTGGTCAGGTCTACTGTCGTCACATCAGAAATGCCCGCCAATTCGATAAACAGTTGTTCCGCTAACCAGCCCTGGCTCTGGGCGGCTGATCGGTTTTCCTGGTTTACTAACGCTGAGACACTAGTCCCCGTGCCTACGGAAGATTTCCGAGTCCTGAACTGAAAGGTTTTGTCTTCAACTTTGATCTTGTATGTGTGGGCGTGTTTATATTTCCAGATCACGACGAGCGATTCGTTTTTCCTGGTGGGTGTCAGAGAAACGCTGTCCATTGCCGTGGTGTAGGTAGAGTTCACCAGCCAGGTATGATCCACTACTGTAATAGCCCGCAGATTATGAGCCATGTTCGTGGAGTAGAGGTACGCCAGGTCCGCGGCGTCCACCAAAGTTCCCCCGGTTACCGCCGTATAAACCTCCTTCTCTGTTCCCGTGAGGAGATCGAAGACTTTGAGTACCGCATCGCTGCCGGAGGGGTACACAAGAACGCTGTAACGCTCTGAACTATCCCTGTTGATCAGGTGAGAAAACGTACCCGTGATGTCGTTTACCCCTACGAGGGGTCCGGCAACATGCTGAGATGGGTGCCTCTTAGTTAAACCGGAAGAAATGGATGAGTAGGCGTTGTCTTGGGATTCAACTTGGCTGGGGAATCGCAGGGAGGCGGGTTGCTGTGAAACCCCATTGATGAGGCTGGACACTGGGGAGGATAGTAGTCCCATCCTATTTCAATACCCTGCTTTGGAATGGCCCACGTTCTAATGTATTGGAAACGTCACGGTGATCAAATATGGTGAGGTCAGCGGTGTCTGTTTCAAACTCGCGCAACGTCGCCAAGGCTCTCATCTCATCCTGCATCGTGAACGAGTGATGCTGGTTGGAGCCTAACGTGCGGTCGCCAAATATCCGGGCGGCCTTGATCATCATGTACCGCCTGGCGACCTCTGGCAGGTCGATCCAATCGAGCATGAAGACGATGTCCACATCATCGACATTCGTTGTGAATATATCGGTGTTGTTTTTGCGGTCGTACAGATACCCGCCGCGTTGGATGATATCTATCGCCGTGTCCTGGCCTTTGGGTAAATCAACACGAACCGTGTTTTCCGGCAAAGGAATCCTGGAGTCGCCGTCGAGAGCGAGATCCCAATCATAGTGAGAGTTGAAATGCCAACCCTCGGATTGAACCTCTTTAATAGTTTCGTCAAGGATATTCTCTGCCAGCACCGCGTCGGCTGGTGCCTCGGCACCTAGCTGATTAACCGGGGACTCGGCAATGGCAGATAGCATGGTGTTAACGGCTTCGAGCTTTGACGTTAATCCATATGCCATGTGAAAGTCCTTTACGAAAAATGAAAAAAACCCCTGGCCTCCTGTTTAGGGAAGCCAGGGGGAAGGAAACAAGAAACCCGATCTTGTCGGATTACTCTGCGGCGGTTCTCAATTCGATGGCAGCTTCGGGACGCAGGTAATTATGGCCCATCGCGTACCGAGCAACCAAGATGCTGCCCTGATGCGAAACGAGGTAATCACTCTGCACCGAAAGGTCAAGAAGTTTGACCGTACCGATGGCCGACTTGTGGAACGCCAACCCTACGGTCTTCGCCGTGTCACCGTGGTAACCAGACGATTCACCAACGCTACCGTAAACATCGTTCCCGGTAGTGGTACTTACGCCTGGGTCTGCACGGCCTCCTGAGTCAGCCGTTATGGCCACATCGGTGGGGATGTGGTTGCTCTTGAAGATCGTGAACCCAAAGGCTTGCATCAGCGTGCCCTTGGCAATGTCACCGTTGCCAGCGGTGAAGTCACGATTTACCAGATGCGAACGAGTCGTAGCGGACGAATCGTTCAGAAGCAGCCAATACTGAGCGGGCCGAAGGATGAGGTATCTGTCACTGTCCGAGACATCATTCTCATCGAGCTTCTGCGCTGCCGATGCAATCTCATCGAGAAGCACATCCGCATCGGTGGCCATCGTGGCCGCCGTAACAGCGCCCCCTGTCTTACCGCCCGTGATCGTG